ATATGAATTAATGAGTTACCAGTCGGCCAAAAACGCACACACCTCTGACTGGGTTAGTCGCATGGCGGTGAAAGCCGCCACTGCGATGGAAAGATAATTATGGCAGGAATAAAAAATATTTATAGAATGACCGCGCCACTTGGTTATGCAGCTGGTGGACCGGCATCAATTACAGCTCTTGAAAAAAGAGGACTTGGAGAAAAAGAATTTGATCCAAGAGAAGATATTGTCCGAAAAACAAATGAAATGATTTCATATTTAAATAAGCGTGTTGGTGAACAAAGTTTTGGTGCAGGACCAGCAGCAGAAATTACTAATTATCTTACAGAAGAAAGACGTAAAGAAAATCCAGACTATGATAGCTTAAATAAAATGTATTTAGATTATAGTAGTATGGATGATTTTAAAGATGCACAACCTAAAGAAAAAAAAGGTATGGGTAAAAAAATAATGGAAGGTCTTGGTGAATTATTTGGTGTAAAAAGAGCAGAGGCCGGAGTTTATATACCTGATGAAACATTAGATAAAATGACTATTGATGAAGTTGTAAAAGAAATAGAATTATTAGGCCCACCAATGTTTGGTATGTCTGTAGGACCAAATTACGTTCAGCACTTACGTGATCTCGCAGATGCATTAGAAAAAAAAATAGGAGAATAGTTTGGCTATAGAAAAAGAAAACCAAGATTTAATTGATCTTGAAATAGAAAAAGCATCGGAGCAAGAAATAACATCACCAATGATGGAAGGTGATGCGTTGATGTTGGATGATGGTTCAGCAATTGTAAACCCTGCAGAAGATACATCACCAGAAGGTGCATTCAATGCAAACCTTGCCGAACTTATTCCAGACGATGAATTAGAAGCACTAGCATCAGACTTAGTTAGTGATTATGAATATGATAAAGATGCAAGAGCCGATTGGCTTAAAACATATACTGATGGCTTAGATTTATTAGGTTTTAAATATGAAGATAGATCTAAACCATTTGCTGGAGCAACAGGTGTTACACATCCATTGCTAGCAGAAACCGTTACACAATTTCAAGCGCAAGCGTATAAAGAGTTACTACCTCCCGAAGGCCCTATCCGTACACAAATAGTGGGTGAAATTAATCCAGAGATTGAACAACAATCACAGCGTGTAAAAGAGTTCATGAATTATCAGATTAGTTATGAAATGGAAGAGTATGATCAAGAACTTGATCAAATGCTTTTTCATTTACCACTAGCGGGTAGTGCCTTTAAAAAAGTTTATTATGATGCAGTGAAAGGTAGAGCGGTATCAAAATTTGTACCAGCAGAAGATGTGGTAATGCCATATGTTTCTACTGATATGGAATCATGCGAACGTATTACACATGTTGTTAAAACAATGGGTAATGAGTTACGCAAAAAACAAGTAAGTGGTATGTACCGTGATATTGATGTGACTATGTCACCAACAGAAAAAAATGAAGCAGGTGAAAAGTATGATGAACTTGATGGCATAAGAGAAACACAAAATGCAGAAGACATAGTACTTTTAGAGTTTCATTGCGATTTAGACATACCTGGTTTCGAAGATAAGAACTCGCAAACAGGAGAAGCAACTGGTATTAAACTACCTTATGTTGTCACTGTTGACGAGGGGTCTGGAAAGGTGTTATCTATTTATAGAAACTACAATGAAACAGATCCCCTTCGTAAAAAGATACAATATTTTGTTCACTATAAGTTTTTACCCGGCCTTGGTTTTTATGGCTTTGGTCTTATCCACATGCTCGGGGGTCTCTCAAGAACAGCTACGTCAGCCCTCCGTCAACTTATCGACGCTGGTACGTTGTCCAATCTCCCTGCAGGATTTAAAGCAAGAGGGTTGCGAGTTAGAGATGATGACCAACCGCTCCAACCAGGAGAATTCAGGGATGTAGATGCACCGGGAGGCGCGATACGCGAATCCTTGATGTTGATACCTTATAAAGAACCAAGTCAAACTCTTTTTGCATTACTAGGGTTTGTTGTCGATGCAGGTAGACGTTTTGCGTCTATTGCCGATAATAAAATGGGCGAAGGCTCACAAGCAAATCCTGTAGGCACAACAATGGCAATTATGGAACGCGGCACGAAAGTGATGAACGCTATTCATAAACGATTACATTACGCACAAAAAGTTGAATTTAAATTACTATCAAGAGTACTTGCAGAAAGTTTACCTCCTGAGTATCCTTATGCTGTTAGAGGCGGAAATAGAGTTATTAAACAACAAGACTTTGATGAACGCGTCGACATACTCCCCGTTTCTGATCCAAACATTTTTTCTATGGCGCAGCGTGTTACATTAGCACAAACACAAATGCAAATGGCTACATCTAATCCGCAAATGCACAACATGCATGAAGCGTATAGACGTATGTACGAAGCACTTGGTGTAAGAGATATTGATATGATCTTACCACCACCACAACAACCACAACCAGAAGATCCAGGAATGGAAAATTCTAAAGCACTACAAATGATGAAGCTACAAGCATTTCAAGGACAAAACCATGCAGCACATATAAATGCACACCAAGCATTTATGAGTTCATTTTTAGTTGCAAATAATCCACCAACAATGGGTATTTTGCAATCACATATCTCTGAACATATTGCGATGATGGCAAGAGAAGAGATACAAGAAAAAAATGCACAAGTAATGCAAGAACAAGCACAACAATTTGGTGGACAAGTACCACCAGAACTAATGCAACAGTTCCAAATTCAAAATGAAACAGAAATTGCAGAGAGAATTGTGGAAATGACAGAAGAATTAGTGGCAGAAGAACAAGAATATCTTGGTCAAAAAGATTCTGATCCACTTATTGACTTAAAACAACAAGAACTTAACCTTCGTGCACAAGAAATTCAGCAAAATAAAGACATTGCAGAGCAAAAATTAGACTTAGACACTGAAAAACTTAATTTCGAAGGTAAAAAACTAGAACAAAAGGACGAAATGGACAAAGAAAAGCTACAAAGCCAAGAAGATCAAGCAGAATTACGTGCAGAGGTAGCTCTACAAGGTCAAAGGAGGAAAGATGGCTCTAAGTAAGTCTTTAATCGCAAAGTTAAAAAAGAAATATAAACGTCCACTTGGAACTAAAGTAGGTGATTCAAAAAAAATAATGCAACAACTAACAAAAGGTGCTAATGTATCTCAGTACATGGCAAAAGATGGAGGTTATGTTGCAAAAAAAGGTAAAAAAGTTGTTAAAAAAAGAAAAACTACCAAAAAAAAGTAGTCCAAAAGCAATTTTAGATGAAGTGTTTGCTTTTGCGGACCAACATCCGCAAGATCCAATGGCTCTTAGCGCGTCATTAATGGTTGTAGCAAAAACAATTTATCTAGATATATTGGGTCCAGAACAGACACAAGATATGATATATGCATTCGCAGAAGGTTTAGAAAACCACGAATATAAACAGGTGACAATACATTAATGGCTGGTTGCAGACATTGTGAACATGAATGTCACCACGGTAATGGCGGTAAGTGTCATTGTGGTTGCTTAAACTGTGAACATGATGTAAAAGATGCATTACAAAAACTTGAAGAGATTTTAGATCCAATAAAAGTAGTCGAATTCGAACCTGATTTTGATTTGACTGAACACTAGGAGGAAAAATGAACTTAGTTAAAGATCTATGGTCACACCTAAAAGAGTGGAGTGACTGGAAAATGAAAGACTGGATTAAAGCAGGCATTGTAGCTATTATAGTGATTGTTGTAATTAGTCAAATTGGTGGAGGGGGAGCTTAGACTTATGGTCTGGCAACTCTTAGCTAAACCTTTACTTGGCGTCGTTGCTGACGGCGTCAAGGGTTTCGTAGAAACCAAAAAGGCAAAGGCAGAATTAAAAGTAACAGAAGTTAAAGCAGCAACTAAATTAAAACAAGATCAAATCGCCGGAAAAGTAAAATGGGAAGCATCGGCGGTAGATCAAATGAAGGGAAGCTGGAAAGATGAGCTAATTTTAATTTGCTTACTTGCTCCAGCGACATTAGTCTTTTTTCCTGGAATGACGGAACATATTCACAAGGGCTTTATTGCCTTGCAATCACTCCCTGATTATTACAAACATCTTTTATATATTGCTTGCTCAGCA